CTTACGGGTAGCCCTCCGGCACCGCCCTTTAGAAGGGGCGGTGCCACCCCAGTTTGATGTTGACGACTGGGGGTCGCCCAGAACGCACTAAATGGTTCGGGTCGACGATTGGCAAATCGCCGCGCAAAGTAAACCACTTATGCAAGGCATAGTGATCATCGAGGGTATTCCTCGGTGACACACCACGCTCTACGTAGCCCTTAACCAGAGGGCTCCATAGAAGGCCATCAATTTTCTGAGTCTCATAACCTAGAAAACTGTGACGCCCTAGCACGGGAGAAGTCTCAGCGACTACCGGAAACTCCTTAAGGAGTCTGGAAATCATTGAGTCTAAATATCTACAGGTCCGCCAGAGGCCAGCTCGATAGAACTGGTTCCTCATCTGGACCCAAGAAGATATTTCCCGGGCATCCTTCAGTGATTCGGGAGCACCATAACGAACGCGGACAATTGAAACGTCCTCGCCCTTATAATACTCCTTGCCACAAGATTCTCTGAAACTTCCGTTCCAGAAACTCTTATGCTGGTTAACCTTCATCCCGAAGGACTCTAGTTGGCCAATCACTGAACCCACATATTCCTTGGGAACGATAATATCGTCCCCAAAGACGCGCACCTTTCCTACGAGACGTTTTACGTCATAGTAGTTAAGGGGTCGTTTAAGCTCCTTCTCAATCCCGAGGAGACAAATGGTAAGGAATACCATTGCCTCCAAAGGAAAGGTAAGGGCTGAACCCATAGACGCGTATTTCGACAACGGTATAATACCGAAGCCGTCAACGTTTGCCTTCGTCGATCTAACAGCCATAACTGCCTCCTTCAAAAGAGGAAAGTTACGGAATAGATCTTCTACATGCAAACAGGAAACACGATCGGAAGCTTCGCTAAGGTCTAGCGTAGCCAGGTTACCCGTAAGGGACCCTTCACGGGCCAGCTCCTGGTTAGGAGTCTGATCCATGAAGCCGATAAAGGAAGATAGGAGGTTATCTCTATCAACCTCTTCGTAGAATTGCGACTGCAGAGCCTTCTGCATGAACATCATGCATGTAGGCTCAATCGCAATAATACGAGGTGTTTTCTGCGTTTTAGGTACCGCGACAACCCTTACGGGTGTCTCGGCATCAGGTTCGAGGATGTCAACGTCTTCCAATCGCTCATAATATGAGTAATTGGGAATCGCGAAGTCAACCATATGGAAAACTTCGTTTAGACGCCTAGGCCAAGTTGCGAACTTCCACTTACGGTTACCTTTATTACCGTCAGCGGTTGCTCCAGGGCCATGGACAGGGATTAAGCCTAGCAGACTTCTCGGTCGCGGATGCATTGCATCCACATCCGGAAGGCTCCCAGGTTCGTCTCCGTAATGACGAAGATGAGACCCGAGGGTCCCCTCAACGTCACGGAAGACACGTCCCATGACAAGAGACGCCACCCGCGCGAAATCATTTCGCTCGGGACCACCGTATTCACGGCGGAAAACGTCATCTCGTCTGACATCCTGCTCACACTCGACGAATGCTCGCATTGCTGCATGTTCTCGCTCCTTTGTTGTGAGTTGGAACAACTTGCCACACATCAGCGTTAGCTGGCGTATAGCTTGTATTGCGTCAATGTCCGCATCCTCGAGTAAACGACCACTCGAAGCGTCGAACACTTGACAAAGGAAACCTGAGACGAATCTCGGGAAACCACCTCTCCAGGCAAAGCCACGGAGAGACTGTTTGTCCAAGCAGCCAAGTTCAAGGCATCTTTCGAAGCCTTTACCAAACTGCGGGAGGGTAATCGTGAAAAACGACAACCCTTCATGTTCGACGCGATCCTCGACTGTTTTGCAGTCGCGGGCGGCGCTTGTGGAACATCTAGTAGCCAATTCATCGGCTACTGTTTGCCAGAGTAACATCAGGCTTTTCATCTGTCCCCCTTTAATAGAGGTGTGCAGAATCCCTAGCTGATGCTTTTCGCTATCGACACTCGGTACTAAAAAGACCGAGATAGGTCCTAAACATTAGGACCAGCCGAGATCACAGCCTACGACTCACCTCCAAGAAGTTTGGTGATGAGCAGGTCCGAAGATGCCGTAAAGGCAGTCTTCAGGCCGGTGTAGACGGCCAGCTCTTCCGCGTTCGAATAGCCGACCACCGGGACGTCAAAGACGAGGTAGAAACTCATCCCCGTCTTGACGTTGGTGGACGGCAAGAACACGTCAGCGCTGATCTTGTTGTGATCGAGACGCAGAGTGCGTCGGATCCTCTTCCCAATCTGGGAGGAGGCCGACATTGTCACCAACCCGTCACTGCTGGTATAGGACGACTCGTACTTCCCCACATTCACGCGGGGAAGCGAGATCGTCCCGGCCAACGGCGCCGGAAAGGTGACAGACTGCGGATCTGCGAACGACATAGCATTACTCCTAAATGGTGTTTTAGTAGGTAGTACAACTACCGCAAGCCCTTATTCAAACCAAGGGCTGCTAATATCGAGCCTTGGAACGAAGAAAAACCGTTCCAGTTAAGCCCGAAGCCATAAGGTGTTGCTCCTCGTCTTATCTTGGTCTCAGTGACCTTGACAAGATCTTGGACAGGACAAGGATTGCCTTCATATGCAAACCCTGTCATGCTATAGGTATCGGTAACGATGGTATGTTCCATCATATACCCATAGAGCATCACAAGACCGTCGACGTGAAAAGCGGTCCAGTTGGAGATACAATCTCCAGTATTACTGAACCAGTCGACAGCCCAGCTCCACGGAGTCACCTGCCAGAGAACTTCTGGCGTCGGTTCCAAGCCCAGTTCATGGGCGAGGATCGCATAGTCTGCTAACTTCTTACTTCCGAAAATACTGGAAGGGAAGTAGTAGCTAAACGAACCCGAAAACCAACGATGCTGAACAACAGAGCGTTGGAAGGTGATTTTGCCGGGTACAACAGGTAGATTCCCAACGGTGAAAATATTGGAACCAGGACCCCAAGGGGTCCCGGAAGCAATAATTCCCCATCCGGATTCATCCTGTACGGTTGTGGGAAAGTGGTAAGTCCTACGGGTAGGCTTCCCAATACCACGCTTGTACTGAGCGATAAGCTCAGAAGCGCGGCTGACACCACCAGTAAAATCGGTGACGTCACTAATGAGAGGCACCCAACCGAACTGAGCGTTCAAATAGTCGCCGCCCGCATCGCGGGCGACAGACGCTTTAGACTCCCAGGTCTGCGAGGAGGAGAGAGATGGTAAACCATCTCTATGGATCTCCGCCAAAGCAGCGGTTAGACTTGCCACTGGGTTCGTGGGTTTAACTCTCGAGATGGCCGTCGTCCCAGCTGCGTCTAGAGCACCATTGCTCGAAACGTAACTAGGGGGGAACGGCACAGTCGAGGGGTCAAGCGGCAATAAAGGTCCTTCGTAATGAAAATCGAAGTACGCTAAACCACTTGGCTTGTACCCAACATTGGAAATGGACTGCCTCTGCACAGGAAGCGTTAGCTTCTTTTGTGTAAAGAACTCTCCACCAATGTCTCGTTTTCCTTTCTCCTTTGAAGAGGAAAATGGATGGCCCTCGGACACAGTTTCTTGTGTCCCAGCAGTCCTATACTCATTTCGGCCCACAGTGAAATCCGGCCAACTAGGCTGGAAAATCGATTTCGTTCGGATTCTATCCAAACGAATACCAGACTGCACAGCAATGCTGCGCCGTTTGGTTTGTGGACCTAATATGGGTTTGTCTGCTGCCACAACAATTAACTCCTCTGGCTATTACAGATGACTGTATGTCATCTGGGTGTTGCACTGCGCTGGGCGGTCCCC